CCATATCCTCTTTCATCACTTGCCATTTTCTATCTTCTTTATAAGTTTCTTCAACTTCTCTATGTTCTTCTTTTTTGGCTTGTAATGCTTAGAGCTGCCAACCGTTGAAGACTCCGTTTTTATCGGGGTACATATCATCATCTTGACTTTGGTTATACTCTGGGTAACTCGCATTGTTGAAAGACATAAAGTCAATAAACCTTCTTGTGTAGTGCTCTGCAATAGTTCTGTGCTTCTCACTTAAGAAATCCAACTCCTCCTTAGTCATTGACTCGCTTGCTTCAGAGGAGTGCTTGTATGCACCCCCATTCGCAATCGTATAGGCTGCGTGAGGTAGGTACTCTGTCATAGCGTAGTGGATCAACATAGGTTGTATGTAATCATCTACTAGACTTTCATAAGCGGCAGTTAAACTGCCTCCTATGATGTCGTTTCTTATCTTGTCGTACAGCTTAGAACCTAAAAAGTTCTGTATGTGTATCTCCTGAGCTATCTCAATAAAGGGTAGCAGCTTATCACTATCTAGGTTTCCGCTGATAGTGCTATTGCGTACAATGTCCTCTTTCTTTATGAATAATACCTTAGCCATTATTTTCCGTAATTAGGGTGATGTCCTTGTCTTGGCATATCAATAGGTGCTACTGACACCTCATTAGGATTCTTTGGCAACTTGAACCCTGCCCTTACAGCCTGGTTCACGTTGACAAACTTAGTACCCTGAAGGGCATTGCCTCCCCAAGGCTCTCCGTTCTTCGTTATCTTCTTCTTGTAAATTCTACGCTCCCATCTATGGTAACACGAAGGGCCACCCTTATACTTAAAAATAGAGTAGTTTTTACCCTTGTGGCCAAACTTCTTGTTTACACCTCTTGCACTCATCATACCGATGTCCTCCTTGCGGTACAGCTTCTTAGTGCGTAGCATCTTTCTACAGAAGTCACGAGTCTCTCCGTCAGGAGTCTTACTCGTGCCCTTCACATAAGTATAGCGAACCTTATAGAGCTCGCTGTCCTGAGACGAATCCTCCTTAGCAGATAGGTTCACAAGACCATTGAGGTAGCCCTCAACGTCAAAGTCCTCAGGCTCATCTTCTGTAGACTCGCTGTCTACATCAATGAGCTCATAGTCTCCTTCTTGTGGTTCGTCTTCGCCTATCTGCTCAAGAAAATCCTCTAAGTCAATTTCAGGATCGTCAGCACTAAACTTGCGACCCGTTTGCTCCTCAGCAGTCTCGTCATCTAACCCTTCATAGTCAATAAACTCTAAAGGCTGTAACGTCTTAAAGTAGAGGTTTAAGCTGATGTCATTGTACGCTAGTAGTTCATCCATCGCATCGAGAATCATCTCTTGCGTGCTACGGATAACCGTGTTTTGGAATAGTAACGATGCCGTCTTAATCTCGTCAGCGTTACTACCTAAACCTGAGCCATCCTTAATACCTAATAGCATAGGTGAGGTGATACGGTGGCCTACCATCAACTTCTGTGAGGACTCCTCAGAAAGGAACTCATACTGCTGTGAGGCATCACTTAACTGTACAGGCTCAATAGTTGCCTGCATCTCTTTGTTATCGTTAAACGCTAAAATGAACTTACCAGAGTTTGACGTACCGCTAAACTTCTGTATGATTCTACGCTCAATCAATTCACGCTCCTCCTCCGTTGGAATCCCGTTATTGAAGTTAATCAACATCGAAGGCGAAAGGCCGTTCTTGATATTGTTGATGTGGTAGTTTGCTACCTCCTCCTCAAGTTCCGCATACGGCAAAGCCCCTTGGTAATCTACAGGGCTATAGTAATAGTACCCTGCTCTGTACGGCTTGATACAATATATCTCTAGCTTATCGCCTCCTTTACCATACCCGTAGGCAGGGATACGCTCAGGCTCATAGCCCTTCTTGCGAATCATAGACCAATCCTTGCTGTACCAATAGGCTTCTATTTCCCCGTCCTCATTCATCTTCTCATAGCGAAGGGTCTCAATAGGGAAGTGCTCAACCTGTGCAATAGCTGACTTATCCTCATTATAAATAACTTGGAAGGCCGCCTGGCCCATAGCCTTTAAATCAAAGACTACCCTGCGTAGGCAGTGCTTAGAAAACATTGAGACCATACGAGCATACTGCTCAGGTCTTCTACTTGCATCTGTTGCACCAATGCCCTTACCATAGATCAACTCACACACACCATTGATGATGGCGTTGTTAGTTGCTGACCCATTGTAGCGGTCTATAAGGTATTGGTAGTAGTTGTTATCCCCACCATACTCAACCCACTGCTTGCGGTTATTCTCCTGCACAACAGGGGTCGTGTAGCTGTTGAGGTTTACGATTCTTATGTTACTCATCGGTATATGTATCCGTTATTGTCTGAGTTGTACTGCGTGTACTGCCCTTGATTGACCGTGTACTTTTCGTAATCGGCTTGGTCAGTACAGAACACACGGCCTCTATAGACCTCGTTAGAGCCACTTACTCGTATCGCATAGAACCTTCCCTCCTTGAAGGAGTAGGAAGGGTCTATAACCATATAATTACGGCTTCTAGTGCCCGTCAAAGACACTGTACTGCTTGTATTGGTCTCCTCATCTGTAATAACCACAGAGAGGGAAGTGTCATAGGCTCTTGGTACAAACTTAATTGTACTGTCTGTAGTGGTTACTATATGCATAATAGGTTAACCCTTTTGCTCAGACATTGTTACAAAACAAAAGAGGGGGACGTACTTAAACGTCTCCCCTCTCTAACCAAACCAGAGTGCTATGCCCTAGAGCACAAATATACACTTATTTATCAATTACGAGTTAGTTCCCTCCGTAATAGTAATTGTACCTGTTAATCCTGCCATCTCGCTGAATGGGTAACCTACCTGTGTAGAGTCAACCTCCATAAAGTTTGCAGGTAGAACCTCTTGCGCTGAGAACGTCAAGGTGTACCCCGAAAGGTCTCCCATTGCTGCACCCGTTACAATACTTCCTCCGTTTACGTCAGCACCATTCTTCAAGCCCATCATCATACAATTTCCGTTGTAGTCTTCTACAACAATATGAGGACGGCCATAAGCCAACAATTTAATTTCTTTGTGATCTTCCTTGCTCAATTTCTTCAAAGTCAAGCTAAGGGTTTGGTCAAAGAAAGTAGTCCCGTTCTCACGAGATGCTGTGATTGCCTGCTCAAATGAACTGTTTCCTTTTAGTTCGTATTTGAATGCGGTCAAGTTGTTTGATGAATCACCTGTCATATTAGTGATTTCATCAGATGCCTCTGTTACCGTACCTAAATTTCCGAAGTCTACGAAGTAAACATTCTTTAGGCCACCAACTACATCTTTACAGGGTTCTTTTCTACCCAATGTTAATACACACGCCATAATATAGTTTTTATGAAAAAAGGGCAGACAGGCTGTAGCCCACCTGCCCTTTAAATTATTTAATTAGTTGCTTCTTAGTTGTAAAGAACAATCTCAGTACCGATACCGTATTGGATACCTGCAGTAAAGCGCATTACAACACGAACGTTTTGCGAACCATCTAAGTCAGCCATATCTAACAACTTAACCTCGTTAGTGTCAGCCAACAAGCCTGTACCGAAGAACAAGTTTGATTTCTGAGCAGCAGCCATAGTGTTATCAGAAAGACCTGGAGCAACAAAGATTTTAACACCGTCAAATGCCAAGTTCTGACCGTTGAACCAAGTAGTTCCTTCGCCATTCAAACCGTTAGCACCTAGACCTGAAGCACCAAAGCCACCTAATGCACGAACGTAAGCACGAGCAACGTTAGAAGAAACGTAAAGGTAAAGGTCTTCTTTTCCGTAGATAGCAGTAGGTACAGCATCAACTACTTTACCCATCTCAGTGATAACGTTTGCAGCCGTTACAGTTGTACCTGTTACGTCTACAACGTCAGAATCTGCTTCCCATAATACTTCGAAGCCATCGAACTCACCTGCAGTTGCGTTAGCACCTTGCCAGATGTTGTTCTCCATTTTCTCAGCTACCTTAGAAGCAACGTGGCCGATAAGGAAGTCAGAGAATGCAGGAGGCAAGTTATCGAATGAGCTGTAGCCCATTTGGATTGCTTCCCAATCGCTGCGGAAATCTTTCTTACAAAGCTCAAGGTTCACTTGGAACTCCTCAGGCTGAAGAATACGCTCAGTAAGTGTAAGCGTTGAAGTGTCAGAGAAATCACAAGTAGCGTCTTTGACGATAGCATCCGTAGATACTTTCTTCATTACTTCCTTGAATTTCACATTTGGTTTAACTGTGATACCACCACCTTCAATGGTATCTGCACTTAGCAAGGCAGCAGAGAGGTATTTCCCTGCAAATTCACCTGCGTAAGTCGTAGTAATGCTAGTAGTTGTAGCCATTTCTATAT